TGATCTTGAAGCTATCACCCGCAGACTCTTTAACGAAAGATGAATAAACCACTTCTTCCGCACTCGCAAACTCGGAACCAGCGAGACCAAACGCAGCCAAAGCTCTACCCTTGCTCGACGTCTCACAATTCTCAATCGCAGACTTTTTATTGATCGGTCCACTGTCTCGGTATTCTTCCGCGTGTCCGGTTGACATTTGGTGCCAAGCTGAGTCGGCGTCCTTTCGGATGCTCAAGACGCATCTGATGCTCACCTTGTTTGGTTCACTCTCTAAAATCGTCGTGTCGAATTTCAGATTTTCACCCCACACTTTCCTAGCTATTGAAAGCCGGTCCTTGACCATCGTGTAGTGCTTATTGCCTAAACGCACCTTGTCGGAATCAGGAATCTCAGCTAATAACCTCATCGCTCGTTCCATTTTTGTTTCCGATAATGTCGCGTGACCCAACATCTTACGCATCATCTTCATCTCACCGGCAATTTCAGCTAGTTCGATTATGGTGCTGTTTGTTTCCGCTTTTTTTTCTACTGTCATCATATTCTCCATAGTTTCCGTGCGGCTTCTTTCTCCGCCGAGTCCCACATCCAATCATCCAAGTCGGGTGTAAGCAGTCCGGCGATCTCTTCAATATCTGCGCTTACACTCAGCAAACGCGTCATTGATCTTGTTGCAATATCGACCACTCTCATTGCGGCATCCAGTTCATCCTGTTTTAGCGTAAAGTGGTGAACCAGCTTTTGTGTTTTGGTTACGTGAACATAATCCACATGGCCCTCTGACAACCCCAAGGCTTTTGCATATATGGCGACTTGTCGAGCATGTATGTCTTTCACCTTCCCCGGCTTCTGCGCCACCGTCTTCAGATCTCTAACTTTGTCTGGATAAACAAAGTCTGCATAACCGGTGATCGGCACAGGCAAATGATCAAGCTGCAAAGAAATCTCTTTCTGATAGTCCGTCGGCTTGGGTAAGCGCCGATAAAAAAACAAACCTTCTTTGATAAAGTCTTCAAGCTTTGCTTGTTCTTCATCGAACTTTTTTGAGTCTACGGTTGGGAAGGACTTGAGCTGGTCAAGCATATACAGCTTACCTATCTCCACAGCCTTGTCTGCAGACAGATCTTCTTTGAGCGCTGTGGTGATTGCTTCATCCGTCGCAGAGCCTCTCCAAGCACCCGCACCGCCCGTGCCCTTATAACCGCTGACACGCAGAATCCATTTGCAAGGATCCTGAATGAATGTGTTTATTTGTGAAGGGCTTAAATGATCTAATCCGTGGACACTGAATGGGTCATTCATTGATTTCCCCTAGTTTTTCTTCGACAAAACACTTAGCTTCGTCCAATGACCAGAATGTTGCATAGTCGGTCATGATCCCCGCTTTGACTATTGAGTTGCCCGGATGCGGCCAAGTGACACCCTTGAGCTTCACGATGTAGCATTTGGAATCTTTTGCGCCGCGACTCTTGGGTGCTCGTTTTGCTTTTATCCACCCAACGTTTTTGGAAGTGGTGCTGTATGGTGCTGGTTGAATCCCCCAGAATCTTGGTGGGGCACCCATCTCTTTATATTCTATCTTCACTATTTTTCTCCTTATCAACTTTATATCGACAGACAATGTGGGTAGATTAGACCCATATCGGGTTGCTTGCAAGGCTTTTTTGACTATAATATCCGCTATGGAACTAAACACTTATCTGAAGAAAGAGGGAATCACTTACCCTCAATTCGCTGAAAAAAGTCGCATGTTTACAAAGCACGCCGTTAATAAGTGGTGCAACAATCAACGAATTCCGGCGAAAAAAGAAATGCTTAAGATTGCAGAGATGACCCGCTGTCAGGTTCTGCCAAATGATTTTTATGGCGTGAGTGAATTCGGTATAGATAAGCGTTGACAAAAACATGACTGACGCCCAAGATGGGTAGATGTCAATTCAAGCGCTCACTTGGGCATTCAAACAAAAAACAAGCACACCAAGCACTAAACTTGTTCTTGTTGCGTTAGCTAATTACGCCGACGAACGCCACTCCTGTTTCCCTTCTCACATCCACCTCTCTGAGCGCTGCCAGATCTCAGATCGTCAGGTTCGGCGCTGCATTGATGATCTCATCTCCCAAGGCTTGCTGACAAAGAAACAAAGAGTCGGGACGAGCAATCGATACTTCTTGGGGGTGGACGCTGATGACCGGGGTGGGGTGGACACCCATGTCCGGAGGGGTAGGACACCAGTGTCCGCCTATACTAAACCTAAACATAAAAACAATAAGGGGAGATCATTGAATGAAATCGCGGGGTGATTTGATAGAGAGATACAATATTGATGTAGGGACACTCGGCGATGGGGATCACAAAATGAAGTGTCCACAATGTCAACCACCTCACGATCCAAAAGATAGACCTCTCTCTGTGACGATCCGTGGAGATGATATTGTCTTTAAGTGTCATCATTGTGATTTTGCTGGCGGCTCTGGCGGAAAGAACAAAGTCATTCCAATAGTCAGGCAGTCGGTGCCGGTTCAAGCAAAGAAACCCACAGACTTCGTACTGAAGTATTTTAGCAGTCGTCGAATCTCAGCCAATACAGTCAACGCTTTCAAAATACATACGAAAGATCAGAAGTGGATAGACTTCCCGTACAACCCGACACCACAAAACACTGCTGACAATATTAAGAGCAGGACTACCGATAAACAGTTCAAGCAAAGTAAAGGCGCAAAAAAGTCTCTCTACAACTACCTTGCCGTAAAGGATGCGAAGACGGTCATATGGGTAGAGGGAGAGATGGATGTATTGAGTTGCTACGAAGCTGGCATACAGGCCGTGACGACATTGCCGGATGGCGCACCAGCTGACGCCCGATTCAAAGAGAACGACAAAAGGTTTGAACCACTACAGACACATCCGCTAGATAAATGCGAGAAGCTGATTATCTTCGTTGATCGTGATTCTGCAGGCCAAAACTTACGCAAGGAACTATTACATAGATTCGGTAAGGCGATTTGTTGGTATGTCGAGTGTCCGGCTGATTGCAAAGACGCTAACGATGTCTTGGTCAAGCACGGCGCTGCAATGCTATCGCGAATCATCACAGATGCAAAACCATACCCTGTTGATGGTTTATATCAGGCGGGTCAATACCGTAGTCAGGTAGCAGATCTGTATCACGGAAATTACAGCAAGCCGGTTAAGATCGGTTTGGATGGTTTAGATGACATATATCAAGTGCAGAAAGGTACATTCCATTGCGTAACGGGTGTGCCTAACCACGGTAAGTCAACCTTCTTAGACCAATGTTTGGTACAATTAGCAAAGCGTGAGGGGTGGCGATTTGCCATGTTTAGCCCAGAGCATTCAGTGCCGATGCACATCAGAAGGTTGAGTCAGATCGTGCAAGAGAAGCACTTTGACGAGGGCTTCGTCGGGCGCATGACAGAAGATGAAATGAACTCTGCCGTTCAATGGATAAACGGACATTTCCATTTCATCGAGACAAAAGAACACACTCCGAATGTTCAGAAGCTTTTAGAGATCGCGCAAGGTGCGGTGATGAAATACGGGGTCAACGGATTTGTCATTGATCCTTATAATGAAGTTGATGCGACAAGATCAGGGAGCTATCGGGAAGACGAACATATAAGAGACTTCATTAGTCGCTGTAAGAGGTTTTGTAGAATCCACGATGTCGTGATCTGGATTGTGGCTCACCCAAAAAAGATGCAAAAGAACCCACAGACAGGAGAATACGAAGCACCTACAGCATACGACATCTCAGGGGCGGCACACTGGCATAACCAAAGCGATGCAGTATTAGTAGTGCATAGAGACTTTGATAACGATTCAGTAAGAGTGATAACTAGAAAGATTAGGGAGCAGGGGTTTTATGGAAAGATCGGGGAAGCCAACTTTGTCTACAACTTCAAAAAGTGTGTCTTTGAACCAAAACAAAACGAGTACGAATGAAGCGGATCTCCAAGCGGCTGAGTACTTCAGCCAGATGGACGGCCTTAGCGATGCTATATCAGAGATGGAAGATGCACTAACGGACTGGGAAAACAAAGCCAAATTGTATCATCAAGAAAAAACGAATTTGGAAGCGTGGGAAGCCTCTACCAAAAAAACGCTTATGACACGTGGAAAGAGTGGTGTCGCGGCAGAAGCAGAGATGAAATCCAAAGGAGAATTCCAAGCCGGGATGGGATCTCGTTGGGCTTACAAAACAGACGCGTTGAACAAAGCCATGATCGAAGAAAGGGTCGCTCACAAGCGTTTGCGGATTGCCGAAATGAAGTGGGAGACAGAAAGAAGCAAAGCCGCTACGTTGCGAACACTGGTCTGATGCGTTAGATTCCGAAAGACATACCCATAACGGACAGCAATGGCTACAAAGTGGACAGATGAAATAAAGCTCAAGATCAGAGAGGATTTCGTCAACGGCGTTTACAACGAAGACGGGTTGCTCACGTGGCCTAGCATGGACGCTCTCATAAAGAGATATAAGGTGGCGAGAGCTACAGCATACAAGTACCACCATAAAGAAGGGTGGCAAGCAGAGAAGAATCGAGTCCAAACCGTAATCAGCCAGAAACGAGACGAAGAGCGCACAGCGCAGCTCATAGACGAAGGCAAGAAAATGGATTTGATGTCTATGGATGTAGCTAGAACAGCGCTACAAATTGTAAAAAAACGTTATGAAAGATGTCAGGCAGAAGATAACCGCCAGATAGAGTCATTAACGAATGGTGAACTGCAGCAGCTGTCAGTCGTAGCTACGAACGCACAGCGGATTGCAAAACTAGCATTGGGCGAAGCACAGGAGATATCGAAGGTTGCCGCAGACGTCTCAACCCCCGAATCATTCCGACGAATCATGGAAACACTTGACCGCGTTGCAGACGACAAGAGGCGATCTGTACAAGACGGTGGAGGCGTACACTGAATGGGTTGAGTATGTTGCTCGACCCTCTCAACTAACTCCAAAAGATTCTGAAGATTGGAATATCTGGCTCATTCTCGCTGGTCGAGGGTGGGGCAAGACTCGCACAGGAGCAATGGACGCGCTCATCTACGCAATGCGACATCCAGACGTGCAAGTCGCTGTGGTGACGCCAACATTTGGAGATCTTAAGCGGACGGCGTTTGAAGGACCGTCGGGAATATTGCGCCATATCCCAGAGGGGTGTTTGATGCGGGGCAGGGGTCAGGGTTACAACAGCTCTGGCGCTGCGATCAAACTGGCTAACGGGAGTCAGATTTTGGGCTTCTCTGCAACGGAGCCAGATAGATTGAGGGGTCCGCAGTTTCATCGTGCATGGTGTGATGAGCTTGCAGCATGGCGTTATACAGAGACCTTTGATCAGCTTATGTTCTCTCTTCGGCTTGGCAGTCAACCTAAGTGCATAATTACGACCACACCCAGACCAACGCAGCTGGTACAAGATCTAATCAAAAGAGACGACACAATAGTCACGCGTGGATCGACCTTTGAGAATGCTGAGAACTTAGCAGACTCGACTCTCAAGATGCTTCGAGAGAAGTACGAAGGGACAACCCTTGGGCGACAAGAGCTTTACGCAGAAATTATCGATAAGGTAGAGGGGGCGTTATGGACACCCAACATGATAGACGATGCGCGTATACCTGAGAGTGAGGAGCGAGAGCTTACTCAGATTGTGATAGCGATAGATCCCGCCGTGACCGCCAACGAGAAATCAGATGAAACAGGGATTGTTGTCTGTGGAAAAGACAGTCAGAATCATTTTTTTGTCTTAGAGGATGCGAGTGGAAAGTACACACCGGATGGGTGGGCAAGAGAGGTAGTTCGGTTGTTCTACGAGTGGCAAGCGGACAGGTGTGTCGCAGAAGTGAACAATGGTGGCGATCTAGTAGAGCGTTTATTGCGGAGTGTCGATAAGCACATTCCTTATCGCGCAGTACACGCGACACGTGGTAAGCTCATCCGAGCAGAGCCGGTATCAGCTCTGTACGAGCAAGGTCGGGTACACCATCTGGGTAGTTTCCCAGCGCTTGAGAATCAGATGTGTACATACACAGCGGATAGAAACCAGCCTTCTCCTGACAGACTCGATGCTCTTGTATGGGGCATCAGTGAAATGAGTAAGTCATCCGGTAATCCGGCATGGAGGATTAGTTAATGGCGATCTGGGATAGGTTTTTTAGAAGCGAAGCGAAGGAGACAAAGCAATCATCAATGGTTGGTTACTTTGGCGTCCAACCAAATATGGGGAAGTCATACAATTATGACGACCTTGCGCGGGAAGGATATCTTAAGAATGCGATTGTATTTCGGTGCGTTAACGAGATAGCGAAGGGAGCAGCCGCAGTGCCGTTTGTCGTCAAGGCGGGAGATGAGCCACTAGAAAGGCATCCACTCGTAGACTTACTCAACAGGCCGAATCCATTACAATCTAACTCAGAGTTCTTCTCGTCACTGTTCGGATATCTTCTGTTATCTGGAAACGCCTACTACGTGAAGGTCGGTGGGTTAAACAGCATCCCAAGAGAGCTGCATCTACTGCGCCCTGACAGGATTAAAATAGAAGGTGGTAGTGGGGCCATCCCTCAGCGTTATGAGTACATGATCAACGGTAGGACAGAGCAGATCTATGAAGTAGATCAAGAGTCTGGGTTTAGTGATCTAAAGCAGACAAAGCTATGGAATCCGCTCGACGATTACTATGGCTGTTCTCCCTTAAGTGCTGCCGCAGTCGAGGTTGATCAGCATAATCTAGCCAGCAAACACAACATAAATCTTTTGAATAACGGCGCGAGACCATCAGGCGCTGTCGTATTCAAACCCAGAGATGATCAAGGTTATTCTGTAAATCTGTCAGAGACGCAGAGACAACAATTACTGACTGACCTTAACAATAGATTCTCAGGAACGGCAAACGCTGGACGTCCACTGCTCTTAGAAGGCGACTTTGATTGGAAAGAAATGGGTCTGAGTCCGAAGGACATGGACTTTCTTAATCTCAAACATATGTCGGCAACGGATATAGCCATGTGTTTCGGCGTACCTTCTCAGCTTGTCGGGGTGCCAGATCAACAGACGTATGCAAACGTGGCAGAGGCGCGACTGGCGCTATACGAAGAAACAATAATACCGTATCTAAGAAAACTAGAATCCGATTTGAATGAATGGTTGGTGCCGCAGTTCCGCGAAGATTTGACCTTCGAATACGTGATAGATGAGATTCCAGCGTTATCAGAGCGGCGCAGGCGTATATATGAGAACGTTATAGGCGCAGTCAGCCAAGGTATTATGACGAGAAATGAAGCTAGAGAGCTGGTCGGTTTGGCACCGGTAAACGGGGCAGATGATCTTTTGGTACCGGCTAACCTTTTCCCAATAAACGAAGCGGCACCGGCACCGGCAGAGCCACAAGACCAAGAGGAAGATGAGAAGCTATATGCGATTGACGAAGATATAAAAGCACTTGAAGACATCGACACCAGACCAACGCAAGGTATGGCAACCGAAGCGGAGAGGGGCTTAGAGTGGCGTCGAGAATTCAATCGGGGCGGCACAGAGGTAGGCGTAGCGAGGGCGCGGCAGTTAGTAAACCGAGACAACCTCAGCATCGACACCGTCAAGCGAATGCACTCGTTTTTTAGCCGACACGAAGTAGACAAACAAGCGGAGGGGTTTAGGCCGGGAGAGAAAGGCTACCCCAGCGCAGGGCGAATCGCGTGGAGTTTATGGGGGGGTGACGCAGGGCAGTCATGGGCGAGAAAGAAAAGAGATCAGATTGAGCGGGAGGAAAACGATGGATAATTTAGTCACAGAGGTCGAAAGACTAGACGGATATTTGCAATACCTCATTAACGGTCACAAGAAACTCACCGGGCCAATGCGAGAGGCGCTCAAGAATAAGGTCAAAGATCACAACGACAAGTACGGCGACAGCGCGACAAAGAAAACCAATCTCAGGACGTTAACCGCTGTATTTAACAGAGGTATTGGCGCATACAAAACGAACCCGCAATCGGTCAGGCCAAACGTCAGATCACCAGAGCAATGGGCGTTAGCAAGGGTGAATAGTTACTTGTCAGCCCTGCGAAACGGTAAGTTTAGATCCGGCAAACACGACACCGACTTATTCCCAAAAGGACATCCTTTATCAAGTAAGAAATGATTGCCTTACTAAAGCGCCTGTATGGGTTTAGACAAGGGCGCGTTTCTGCACGGAAGTATGCAAGAGAACAACAAAGGCTCATAAGTCGTTTGTCAGGGATGTTGGCGCGAGATATCCGTAAAGATATAAATCGAGAAGTAGAAAGAACTGGACGCCTAGTGTCAGGCGCTAACGAGCCAACAACCACACAGGTTCAAACCGCCTTACTGGAAAGATTGCAGCCGACACTCACCAAGCATTTCAATCGTTGTTTTAAAACCGTCTATGAGGGCAACAGAGATAAATATGATCGCTTAGTGAAGAAGCAAGTAGATGTAGGCTCTGGCTTTGACTTCTCCAGAAACAAAGACATGGAGGGAGAGATATTTTCTCACGTACTCAGGCGACAGAATTTCATCACAAACGTAGCTGACAATTTAGGCAAACAGATTATTCAGCAAGTCGAGGCGTTGCGTCGGGAAGGTTTAGGAAATGCGGCGATAGGCCGAGAGCTAAGAAATCGATTTGATTTTATTAGTCGCAGAAGGGCAGATGTTATTGCTCGAACAGAAACTCATGCGGTGGTGTCTGCTGCCCAAGACTCATATCACGAAAGGTTATCAAACCGTTATGCAATCCAAGTCAAAAAAAGATGGCTTGCTACTTCAGACGCTAGGACAAGATCATCTCACGCAATCATGAACGGCAAAGAGGTTGCGATGGACGAAAAGTTCGTGATGCCCAACGGAACAAGAATGAAACACGTAGGAGATCCTGCTGGTGGTCCGTCCAACACGATAAATTGTCGGTGTGTGATCCTTTATGTAGATGTAGAAGAAGAGATAGTTGACAGCGATGTCCCAATCTTAGACGAGGGTGAGCCGCCGGAGTTAGAGTTTGCAGATATCGTATCTGATAGAAATAAAACCAGTGCTGCTGATTACCAGAGATCGTACAGAGAAAACGTTGGCGGATTGACAAACGCGACCGCAAAACGTGTACCAAAGCCAAACAGAATAATCCAGAGAGGCGCAGAAGGAGAATATAATGCGCTTACTAATACTATCGTTTCTGATCTAAGTGTGGATGGCGGGTCGACGTTGGTGCATGAATATGGTCATCATGTTGACGCTATGTTGTTGAAAGCGATGGCCGCTAAAGGCAAAACTAGGAGCACGTTTGATTGGGCGTTTTCACAAAAGGACAAAGCTTTTATCGAAGCGTTTGATGCAGATAGAAAAGAGAATGGACTCGTAAAGTCAATAAGCAAAGAAAGAGCAATAAGAGCAGACACAGCAAAGAGAGCTGTAGTCCTAGAAAAGATGAAAGCCGACTTATACGAGGTAGAGCAGAACGTCGTTGGGGGCAGCACTTTCACTAAGATGAAGTTGCGAGATCCCTCGTATGGGGGAGTGTCTGATATTATTGATGCGGCCACGAAGGGATTTGCTTTTTCAGAAGAAAATTTTTGGGGGCATGGTAGAGGATATTACAGAAGGAAAGATCTCCCTGAGATGTATGAAACCTTTGCAAATTGCTTTCAAGCTTATGACACTCCGGCTTGGCCGAAAGTACAAAAATATTTTCCTCGGACAGCAGCTCGTTTTGAGGAAATATTAGAAGAGTTCAACAGAACAGGAGATATCACATTCGATGAATTCGGCACTTGATTACAAAGACATTCTTAAAATGTATCGAAATAAATTTAAGGCTGACCCGGTTTTTGATATTACAAGATGGCGTCAAGATCCTATGTATAAACTTATAGCCATGATGGAAGCGATAGAAAATGATGAGCCATTGACGGAGTCAAACGAAGATCCAAACGTTATTTATTGACCTAGACATAAAAAGCGTAAACGCATAAGATTTGTGAAATAGGTGTCAGACGATATCTGATTGCCGCCCCAGACGGAGCAGCAAAAGCGAACGTTTAGGGGTGAGTTATGTTTGACGATCAATCGGCAGCGAATGACGAATTAGATCTACAGTCCGCAGAG